CAGGTACAACGTATGAAATGTATCGGGATGATTATTCTCGATCAAATCTGTCACCACAAACTAGTTCAACTAATTTGTATGACACGAATTATTATGTAATGAACTCAAACTTTAGAGTTTATGTTTGTCTACAGAATGGAACTAACCCAGAAAACGCATCTGGAAGACCATCTCTTGATGAACCATTATTCACAGACTTAGAACCAAGATCTGCTGGTGCATCTGGAGACGGATACATTTGGAAATATCTTTTTACTATTGATCCAAATAGCATCATCAAATTTGATTCAACTAGTTTTATACCATTACCTCAAGATTGGAAAACCAGTAATAGCGTTGCTGCAGTTAGAAATAACGCATCGACTAGTGGTCAATTAAAAATTGTAACGATTACAAATCGTGGTGTTGGTTATGGAACTGCTGCAACTTACAACAACGTTCCTATCAAGGGAGACGGAAGTGGTGGTAGATGTTCTGTAGTTGTCAATGCTGCTGGTAAAATTGACTCGGTTGAGGTTACTAACGGTGGATCTGAATATACATTTGGTTCTGTTGGATTAACTGATGTTGGTTTGACTAATCCATCGGGTTCAACAGATGCTGCATTTAATGTTATTATTCCACCTCAAGATGGACATGGTGCTGATGTGTATCGAGAACTTGGTGCAAACCGTGTTCTAATTTACTCTCGTTTAGAGAACGATACTTCTAACCCAGACTTTATCACAGGAAACCAGTTCTCTCGTGTTGGTCTTTGTCGTGATCCTCTTGCTTTTGGATCAGAGAATAAATTAACTTTATCAAAAGCGAGTGCTGTTTATGCACTGAAACTTACTGGTGCTGGATCAACAACCACAACATTTACTGCTGACTCAGAAGTTACTCAGGAAATTGGTATTGGATCAACTGCTGTTGGTCGAGTGATTAATTATGATGCAACAACAGGAGTTCTTAAATATTGGCAAGATCGAAGACTTGCAATATCAACAGATGGAAATGCACCTACATATGGATTTGAATTGTTTAGATTTAATGCTGACCCTGCAACTGGAGCGGGAACAACGATATTTGGTGGAACAAGTAATCTAAATATAGATACTAATTTTGGAACATCTCTATCGCCTGGTCTCTCTACCTCAATAAATAGTAGGACATTTAATTTAGGGATGAGTTTTGTGAAAGGTGTTGCTAATCCTGAAGTTAAAAAATATAGCGGCGATATAATTTACGTCGATAACAGAGCTGCCGTAACTCGCAGTTCTCAACAGAAAGAAGACATCAAGATCGTACTGGAATTTTAAAGAATCATGCCACAGGAAACCAATCTAAACGTCAGCCCTTACTTTGACGATTTTGATAAAGATAAAAATTTTTACAAAGTTCTTTTCAAGCCTGGATCTCCAGTTCAAGCACGAGAACTAAGCACGTTACAATCGATTTTACAAAATCAGATTGAACAATTTGGTACTCACTTTTTCAAAGAGGGTTCAAAGGTAATTCCTGGCAACTTAAGTTATGATAATAACTTTACATGTGTTCAAGTTGAGGATGCATTTTTAGGTATTCCAGTATCTTTATATACAGATCAATTAGTTGGTTTAAGAATCACAGGTGCAAGATCTGGTGTTACAGCGACAATTAAGAAAATATTATCAAAGTTAAATTCTGATAGAGGGAATTTAACTCTTTATGTTAAATATGAAAAATCTGGTGATGACTTCACCACTGAAACATTCAGTGATGGAGAAAGTTTGTTTGCAAATAAAGATATTGTTTTTGGTGCGAGTGTTATTGCTGCGAATGAACCATTTGCAAATACATTGGCGTTTGGTGCGACTGCGATTGGATCTGCAATGTCAATCGGAGAAGGTGTATATTTTGTTAGAGGAACTTTTGCACAAGTTCAAAACGAAACTTTAATTTTAAATCAATATAGTTCAACTCCATCATTCCGTATTGGATTTGATGTTCAAGAGAACTTTATTAGTGCTGATGAAGATCCATCGTTAAATGATAATGCATCAGGATTTACAAACTTTGCAGCACCTGGCGCTGATCGTCTTAAGATTAATATTAGTTTAACAAAAAAATCTCTTGATGATATAAATGATCAAAATTTTATCGAGATTGCTCGTGTTGAGAATGGTGAATTACAGACATTTGTAAATGAGACTCAATATAATTTAATTAACGATACTTTAGCTGCAAGAACTTTTGATGAATCTGGTGATTATTATGTCAAACCTTTTGAGACATTTATAAAAGAATCATTAAATGATCAGATTGGAAATAAGGGAATATACACATCAGAACAAAAAACAACACAGGGAAATACACCATCTGATGATTTATTAACAGTTCAAGTATCACCTGGCGTAGCATATGTAAAAGGATATAAAATTGAAAGAATATCAACTGCTTTTATTGACGTTCCAAAACCAAGAACCACAAGAACAATTGAACAAGAAGCAGTAACTTATTCAACAGGTAATCCATTATTTGTAAATAATATTTTTGGATCTCCAAGTTTAGGAATCGGAACTACTGCTACTGTAGCATTACTTGATAAAAGAAGAGGTGGTGGTGGTGCTGAAATTGGACTTGCAAGACTTTATGATTTTAAAGCACAGTCTTCAAGTTTTGTAAATAAAAAAACTCAATTTGAAACTCGTTTATTTGATGTTAAAACATTTACAAACATCAAAGTTGGAACTGCAATTACTTCTGTAACACTTGGAACTCATATTCAAGGTGTAAGAAGTGGTGCAACAGGATTTATTAGATCTGCTGGTACAAACGTAACAGATATTAGTTTGATAGACGTAAATGGTATATTCTTAAAAGATGAATCGATATTAATTAACGGAGTTCAAAACGGAAGAATCATTACTAAAGTTGATGATTTTACATTTAATGATGTTAAATCTGTAAAGAGTGCAGTTGGTGTTTCAACATTTGAAGCTGATCTTTTACTTGATAACACTGTTAGACTTAGTAGTTTAACATCTGGTAATTTTAGATTAAGTAATACATCTGGAAATGCTGGTATTATTACTGCATCTGGACAGAACTTTGCTGGTATTATCACATCAAACAACATTGTAAGTTACACAGTGCCTGGCGAAACTGTTCCTCGTTTCAATAGAATTACAGGAGTTTCAACTGACGGTGATACAATTAATGTTGTTGGTGTTTCATCAGTCACTGGTGTTTGTAATGGTGGAGTTTCTAATGGTTTAATTCCAGGCTCAATTGATGTAAATGATCTTGTTCTTCGTTCTCCATCTTTTGAGATAGGTGATAATAGTCTTGTCACACCTGTTAGACACATCAATCTTGAAAGTCTTGATGTAACTAATACAACAATTCAATTAAGAAAACAGTTTTCTAATATCACAGTTGCGAATAACCAATTTACATCACCTAATGCTGGTGCAGATTTATTCTTCCAACCATTTGATGAAGAAAGATATTTTATATCATATGATGACGGATCAGTTGAGCCACTCAAATCAAGTCAAATAACAATTGCTGCCGATAAGAAAACAGTTACATTTGTTGCTTTAAGCAAAGCTTCAGGAAAAGCAAACTTGTTTGCAACTGTTCTCAAATCAAAAGTTGTAACTAAACAGAAAAAAGTAAATGAATCAAATGTATTAATTGTTAATAGATCAGTTGAATCTTCATCTGGAATTGGAACAAATAGTTTAAATGATGGTTTAACTTCAAGTAGTATATTTGGAACAAGAGTTCAAGATAGAAAGATATCATTGAATGTTGCTGATGCAATTGAATTACTTGCAGTCATTGAATCAAATGATGCTGGAGATCCTGATCTACCTGCTTTGACTTTAACTGCGTATGATGGGCCAAGTGGAAATAATTCAGACTTAATTATTGGAGAAAAGATTACTGGATTAGCAAGTAATGCAGTTGGATTGGTTGTTGAGAAACCAAACGTAACAACATTAGGAATTGTTCTATTAAATCAAAATACCTTTGACGTTGGAGAAAAAGTTAAAACAGAAAAATCAGGAATCACTGCTTCTGTAACTGCAACCACAGAGGGTGATCGTAATATCACAAATCAATTTGAATTAGATTCAAATATAAAATCAACATATTATGACTTCTCATTTATTAAAAGAAAGGGAATTTTTGAAGCACCAACAAATAGATTAAAAGTTGTATTTAAAAACTTCTTTGTGACATCTGATGATGTTGGGGATTTCTATACTGCATCAAGTTATCCTAGTGGTATTGAAAAGAAAGTGCCTCTAGATGTTACTTATCGTGTTCCAAATAGCGATTTGATTGATATTCGACCTAAAGTGGCTGGATATAATGTATCATCCACAATATCGCCATTTGATTTTAGATCAAGAAGTTTCGCATCACAAGAAAATAATATTCCTGATCCTTTGGTTCCAGATGAAAATTTAGTTGTAAGTTACGATTATTACCTACCTAGAAAGGATAAGTTATTCCTTGATAAAACTGGTGAGTTTGTATATTTACAAGGTGTGCCATCTGATGATCCTAAATCACCACAACCAATTAGTGATGCAATAGAAGTTGCATCAATATCTTTGCCTGCATTCGTAAAAAATATTAAAAATATTTCAACCAAAAGAACGGATCATAAACGTTTTAGAATGTCTGACATTGGAAGACTTGAGAAAAGACTTGAACAAGTTGAATATTATACTGCACTTTCTCTTCTTGAACAAGATACTGCAAATTTACAAATTACAGATTCGGATGGATTAAATCGATTCAAGTCAGGATTTTTTGTTGATAACTTTAAAAAACATGAAGCTCATCAAATCGGACACCCAGATTTTTCTGCAAGTATTGATGCTCAAAATGGATACTTAAGACCTGGCCATTACACAACTTGTCTTGATTTAGTGGTTGGTTCAAAATCATTTATTGGAATTGGCACAACTGCAAATCCAACATTAGACCTTAATTTCTTAACTGATATTGATGGTGAAAATGTAAAGAAAACAGGAAGACTTTTAACTTTAGATTATTCAGAAAAAGATTATCTAAAACAAGTTTATGCATCAAGAATTGAAAACGTTAATCCTTATCTGATTGTTTATTATTCTGGAGACATGAAAATAAATCCAGATTCTGATACATGGACAGATACTAAAGTAGTTGAATCAATTATTACTGAAGATAATTCTGCTTACGATCAAAAAGTCAGAGAGTTGGGAGTTAATGCTCAAACTGGATTCAGTGAGGTTAATTGGGGATCTTGGCAGACAGATTGGGGCGGTGAAACTATTTTAGGTACAAGAACATCAACAAATACAACTAATCTAGGAACTATATTTTTACAAAATAGAAGAGGACGGGATGCTCTTAATAGGGCGACTAGGAACGCAGTTAGGGGATTTAATGGTCGGGCTAATGATGCTGGCATATTCAATGCAAGATTGACAGAAACAACTACCTTTGAAGATGTTGAAATAAAACAAGGACAATCAAGAAATGGTATTCAGTATAAAGTTACTCCAAAGATAACAAGCGAAGTTATAGGAAGTAAAGTTCTAAGTCGTGATGTTGTTCCTTTCATGAGAAAGAGAAACATTGAAGTTATAACTCATAGAATGAAACCTAGAACTCGTTTCTATGTTTATTTTGATAACATTGATGTAACTAATTTCACTACACCAAAATTCCTTGAAGTTAATATGACTTCAGGCATATTCCAAACTGGAGAGACTGTCAAATCAAGTGACAATAAGTTTGTGTTTAGATTAGCTGCACCAAATCATAAAGAAGGCCCATATAATGCACCAACCAAAGTTAGTACATTAAATCCATATCAAAGTAATGTTGGTATTTCAACAGTATATTCTACATCATCAACTATTTTAAATGTTGATACATTTAGTCTTGCAACTCAGGTTCAAGGTACATTCTTTGGACATGCTGCAAAAAATCTAAAGTTAATTGGTCAAACAAGTGGTGCAGAGGCAACAGTATCTGATGTCAGATTAATTTCTGATGGTATAGGTCAATTAACATCATGTTATGAAATACCAAATCCAAATATTGATGCAAATCCAAGATTTGAAACTGGTACAAAAACACTTCGTTTAACTACAAGTCCCGTCAATTCTAAAGTATCTGGAACTGTTACAGGATCAGCTGAAGCAAACTTTGCAGCTTCTGGTATATTAGAAAATACTCAAGCTCAAATTTTAAGTACTAAAGTTCCTCAAATTGAAAGATTGAGTGTATCAGATCAAAGAATTGTTAATGATAGAATCACAAGAAAGCGTGATTCTGAAACAGTTCTCACAGGAAACTTCTTTGAATTTGATGATGATCCATTAGCACAATCATTTACTGTGAATGACAGTAGTGGTATCTTTATTACATCTGTTGATTGCTTCTTCAGAGGAAAGGATGAAGAATTACCTGTAACACTACAGATTAGAACTGTTGAGACTGGATTACCTACAAGTAAGATATTACCTTTTAGTGTTGTAACTTTAGATCCAAGTCAGGTTGATTTATCAGATGATGCATCAACTCCAACAACATTCACGTTTGATTCTCCTGTTTATTTGCAAGGTGAATCACGTTATGCATTAGTTCTATTATCAGCTTCTGAAAATTATACAGTTTGGATATCAAGAATGGGTGAGGTGGATATATCCACTGCTGGATTACCTGATGAACAACAGGTTATTATTAGTCAGCAACCATACTTAGGATCTTTATTCAAATCTCAGAACGGTGTTACTTGGGATGCAAGTCAGTATGAAGATCTTAAATTTACGATTCGTAAGGCAGTCTTCAATACAAATCCAGGCGTAAGTAGATTCTTCAGTCCAGAGTTATCTGAAGGTAATGATCAAATTATTACTTTACCAGAAAACTCAATTCAATCACTTTCTAGAAAGGCAGTTATTGGATTATCAACTGCACTATCAACAACTCCTACTGCTGGATTAGTGCCTGGCGTTACAATCAGTCAGTTTAATAACTTAAACGCATCTGCAACTCTTATCAACACTGCTGGTATTGCAACTATCAATGGTGCAAATGATGTTACTATTACTAATCCTGGCGCTGGATATACTCCTGCCAGTGGTCACTTCTTATACACTGATATTCCAATGGAAACTCAGACTGGTGAAGGAAGTGGAATTATTGGTAACGTCCGTGTAGAAAATGGAGTCGTTGGTGTTGTTACCTTTACAAATGGTGGTAGTAATTATGCAGTCGGTGACACTTTAGGAATTGGAACACTTGGTCTTGGAAATGGAAGTGGTGCTGTTCTATCTGTTGGATTAATTACTGCGACTAATAGTTTGGTTGTTGATAATATTCAAGGTTCATTTGTCACAGGTATTGGAACACTTGGATTTAATAATGGATCAACTGTTCTTGGAATTGACGGAAAGACAGTTGGAAGTGGATCTACGATTGCATCAATTGATGTGAATCAAACTAATGATGGATTACACTTTAAGGTTAATCATAGAGCTCACGGATTACATTCATTCAATAACTTGGTTAAGATTGGTGGAGTTGATTCAGATGTTCCATCTACAAAACTTACCGCTGATTATGATACAAGTTCCTCATCAGATATATCTGTTGTTTCCTCATCTAACTTTGCAACCTTTGAAGGTGTAGGTGTTGGAACAACAAACTTTGGATATGCAATTCTTGGAAATGAGATTATATCTTACACAGGAGTTACAAACGGATCAATCACTGGCATCACAACCAGAGGTATTGATGATACTGTTAAGTCAAGTCACTCATCTGGTGAAGAGATTAAGAAGTATGAGTTCTCTGGAGTTTCTCTCCGAAGAATTAATAAAACTCATGATATGAATAGTCCAGCAGCAACCGTTGTGGATTCAAAAGATTTAGACTTCTATCATATCAAGGTAAATATGGATGCTGATGGTGAAGATAGAAATGGTGGATCATTACCAAATCGTTTCTTCTCAACTACAAAACGTGGTGGTGGATCAAAAGTAACTGCATCACAAAATGTTCAGTTTGAAACATTGACACCTAATGTTCAAACTATCACACCAAATGGAACATCCGTTGCAGCTAGAGTTAGAACAGTTTCAGCAACAAGTATTGATGGATCTGAAACATCCTTCGTAGATCAAGGATTTGAATCAATTACAATTGATGATCAAAATCATTTTGAAACACCTCGAATGATCGCATCTAAAGTAAATGAAAGTAGACAACTATCTGATTTGCCTGGCAATAAATCAATGACATTTGAAGTTCTATTGTCAAGTGATAATCCAAATGTTTCACCTGTGATTGACTTAGATAGAGTTAGTACAATATTAACTACAAATAGAATCAATAGTCCTGTCACTAATTTTGCATCTGATTCAAGAGTAAATCAAACAGGTGACGATCCTTGTGCATCATCTTATGTTTCAAATCTTGTAATTCTAGAAAATCCAGCAACAACTATTAAAGTTCAGTTTGCTTCTTATCGAAGAAATAGTTCTGATATTCGTGTATTCTTCAAAACAATTACTGAAGGATCTAGTGAAAATAGTATGGATAGAGACTTTGAACTATTCCCTGGCTTCGATAATATTGATGAGTTTGGTAATATTATTAATAAGTCAAATAACAATGGAAAACCTGATGATAATGTGACTCCAGCTCTTTCTGAAGAATTTAAAGATTATGAATTCACTATTGAGGATATATCACCATTTACTAAATTCCAAATTAAGATTGATATGGTTGGAACAAATCAGGCACAACCACCTTTCATCAAAGATCTTAGAGCAATCGCACTAGCATAATGTCAAATTATACTCCAGTTGAAGGTAAGTCTGGACTCTATCGAGATTCAGACTCAACAGCGATTGTCAATCGTGATAAGAAGGCTTATCTTGATTATATGAAACGTAAAAAGGTCGTCAAAAATAAAAATAATGAGTTAGATCAAATGAAAGAAGATCTTGATAATGTAAAGAGTGAGTTGGGAGATATTAAGGATCTTCTATCTACTCTTGTTCAGAAACTAAATAATTAAAAAAATGGCACAACAGGTAATCACATTTGATCCAGATGTTGCCGTTCCAATGGGTGTAAATCTAACCATATTTTCTGGTGCTGATTTTAACACCACTTTTACAATCAAAACTTCTGCTGGTTCAAGTATAAATTTTACTAACTATACTGGAACAAGCAATATGAAAAAGTCTTCGATTGGAACTGCAAATACTTTTGGCGTATCACTTGGAGACACAGACGGAAAAGTTACTCTGTCTATGGGTTCAACAGTAACCAGAAGTTTAGCTGAAGGTAGATATCTGTATGATGTCAATGTGAGTTCTGGTTCTACTTTCTTTAAAATTATAGAGGGTAATGTTCTTGTCAGAACAGGTATTTCAACTTAGAGGTGAAGAATGGCTCAACCAAGTTCGAGAGAAGGTTTAATAGATTACGCAAAAAGACAGCTTGGATTTCCTGTCTTAGAAATTAACGTTGCAGATGAGCAATTCTCTGATCTGTTAGATGATGCTGTGCAAGTGTATCAAGAAAGACACTATGATGGTATCACAAGAATGTATTTGAAATATAAAATTACACAAGATGATATTGATAGAGGTCAAGCGAGAGGTGGAAATACAAACTTAGGTATTACAACAACCACTGGGACATCAACAGTTGGATTATCAACAAGTTTTGATTTTGAAGAGAATCAAAACTATCTACAGATGCCACCATCAGTGATTGGAGTTAATCAGATATTTAAAATTAGATCAGACACAGTTTATGATGGACTGTTTAATATTCGATACCAGTTGTTCTTGAATGACTTATATGCTTTTGGATCTGTTGATCTTCTTCAATATACAATGGTTCAGACTTATCTTGAGGATATAAGTTTTCTACTGAATCCTGATATGAGATATAGATTTAATATTCGTCAAGATCGTTTATATATCGATGCAGATTTTGGTGTCTTAAACGTAGATGATTTCTTTGTTATTGATTGTTTTAGAATCTTAGATCCGAATGATTTTACAAAAGTGTATAATGATCCATTTTTAAAAAGATATTTCACAGCATTATGTAAAAAACAGTGGGGTCAAAACTTGATTAAATTCCAAGGAGTTCAATTGCCTGGCGGTATTCAACTTAATGGTCGTCAAATCTATGATGATGGTGTCAGAGAGTTGGATGAAATCAGAGCTAAGATGTCAAGTGATTATGAAATGCCTCCACTAGATATGATTGGATAATGTTAAATCCTTTTTTCCTACAGGGTTCTGAGTCAGAACAAGGTTTAGTACAAGACTTAATTAATGAACAGTTAAGAATGTACGGACAGGAGTGTCATTACATTCCTCGAAAGTTAATGACATCTAGAACCATTATGAGAGAAGTGACTGAATCAAGATTTGATCAGGCATTTCCTCTCGAAGCATATCTCATGAATGTTGATGGATATGCTGGACAAGGAGATATATTGACAAAATTTGGTATTCGAGTTACCACAGAAGCGACATTTGTAATCTCAAGAGAAAGGTTTGAAGAGTCAGTCGCACCCTTTTTAGAAAAACAAGAAGATGATTATGAAATATCAAACCGACCAAGAGAAGGTGATTTGATATTTGCACCTTTGGGTAAAAAATTATTTGAGATTAAATATGTTGAGTTTGAAAAACCAAATTATCAATTAAGAAAGAATTATACTTATCAACTTACATGTGAAGTATTTGAATATGAAGATGAAGTTATTGATACTAATATTGAAACAATCGATAAGGTTGTTCAAACAGATGGTTATTCTGCAAGACTAATACTTGCTGGTATAGGTAGCACCGCAACTGCAAATACAACTGTAGTCTTTGGTGGAGTTCAACAGATATTTTTACAGAATGATGGATTTGGATATGCTGCTGCACCTACAATTGGTATCACAACATCTGTAGGAACAGAAGCAACTGCGGTTGCGATCATGACAGAGAGAACAGGTATTGCAACTGGTAAATCTATCGATAGAATTCTTTTAATCAATCCTGGCAGTGGATACATAGGAATACCCACTATAACCGTGCCAGGCACGGGTATAGCGACTGCTGGCATCACATCTCTAGGTTCTGTAGGTATTGTTACCATCACCTCTGGAGGATCAGGTTACACTACAACTCCAAATGTTGCGATTGGAACTGCTCCTGAAGGAGGAACTAATGCAACTGCGGAAGCAGTCATGGTTGGTGGAACGATTCGATCTGTGAGAATTAGTAACGCTGGTGCTGGATATACTGTTGCACCAACAATATCAATTGGTGTTGCATCAACGATTGCAGATGGTAATTATATCTTTAATGAAACAGTTCAAGTATCCTCAAGTTCTGGTGAAACTGCAAGAGTCAAGGTATGGGATGAAAGTTCTAGAACTCTTGATGTCAGTATGCTAACTGCAATGCAATTCCAAGTTGGTGAAAGAATTACAGGTAATGAATCTGGTGCGGTTTATATCATTGAATCTGTGAATTATGATCAACCAAATAGTTATCCAAATGATGAGTTTAAAGCGAATCAATATAATGATAATGCAAACTTTGAGTCCGAGGCTGATGCCATTTTGGACTTCTCTGAAGGCAATCCGTTCGGAACATTCTAAATAGTTAGAAAGCTTTGATATGTTAGGTACTTACTTCTACCATGAAATATTAAGAAAGACAGTTATCGGTTTCGGAACTCTCTTTAATAATATTAACATCCGACATAAGGATACGAGTGGCTCAAACTTCAGTGTCATGAAAGTTCCTTTGGCGTATGGGCCAATGCAGAAATTTTTGGCAAGAATTCAACAACAACCAGATTTAGAAAGAGAGATCGCAATAACTCTTCCCAGATTATCTTTTGAAATGCAGGGAATACAATATGATCCAACTCGTAAAACAGGAATTGCACAAACTTTTCTTGCAAAGGGTGGAACAACTGCAAAGAAAGTTTATATGCCTGTTCCATATAATGTTGCATTTGAACTTAGTATTATGGCTAAGTTAAGTGATGATGCATTACAGATATTAGAACAGATAGTTCCATACTTTCAACCATCATTTAATATTACAATTAATCTAATTGATTCAATTGGTGAGAAAAAAGATATACCAATTGTTTTAGAGAGTATAAATCAAAGTGATCAGTATGAAGGTAGTTTTGAGACTCGTAGAACTATTGTTTATACTTTAGGATTTACTGCGAAGACTTATCTATTCGGCCCCGTTGCAGATAATCCAGAAGGTCTTATCAAGAAGGTTGATGTTGATTACTACACTAGTACAAATACAGTTACTGCTAGACGTAATATCAGATATAGTGCAACACCAGCTGCCAAAGAAAATTATGATGGTGATGAGGCAACTGTCGTTGATGGAGCAATTTCTGCGAAGGTCACACAGTTTAAAGTGAGTTCAACTACTGATCTTGCTGCAAATCAAAGAATTATCATTGATACTGAAATCATGAAGATTAGAAGTATCAGTGGTCAAAACGTCACCGTATTCCGTGGTCATGATAATACGATTGCTGCTAAACATGAACATAATGCACCAATCGGTGTTCTTAACACAGCAGATGATGCATTAATTGAATTTGGTGATGACTTTGGATTCAATGAAACATCGTCATTCTTTAGTGATGGTAAAAAGTATAGTCCATCTCAAGGTATAGATATCTAGGAGAATTATGAAAAATTTTGATTCTATCGAGGAAGCACTTAATGTTGATACAGAGGTCGTTGAAAACGATAAGATTGAACCTCGAAAGAATCAACTGAAAACAAGTGATCAAAATGATTCCGAAAAAGACTATGAATATAGTCGTGCAAATTTATATTCTCTTGTTGAGAAAGGTCAAGAAGCTGTAAATGGTATATTAGAATTAGCACAAGAATCTGATTCTGCGAGAGCATATGAAGTTGCTGCAACAACAATCAAAGCAGTCGCAGATACAACAGATAAACTTATTGATCTTCAACAAAAAATGAAGGATCTTGAACAAGATCCAAACAAAGGCCCCACTAATGTAACCAACGCATTGTTTGTTGGTTCAACGGCTGAGTTATCAAAATTGATTAAGAAACAAAAAGAAGATGATAAATGAAATCACCAGAACTCACAGAATTTTTTAGTCTTCTCGGAGAGGCCAAGAAAGAAAAAGAAGAGGAGTTTAACAACCTTCTCAAAGAGGCTGACATCAATCTCGATGTCTTAGCTTCAACTGTTTTTTCTGGAATTAAAAAGGCAAAGGTAGCAGTTAAAGAACAAAAAGAGAAAGGGGAAAAATTTATCGAACAACTTGATGTTGTTCTAGAAGATGTTAAAAAACCTGAAGAAGTTGTAGTTGGAGTTCCAGAAGATTTTGATATTGAATCTTTGGAAGAAGAAGATGACTATGAAGAAATCAAAAAAGAAATTGGAAGTAAGAAGAAACCAAAAAAACCAGCAGTTGAGGAAATAAAAGAGGACGAGAGTGCCATCACAAAGGCAATCAAGTTTATTGAAGATACAACAGTCAAAGAAGAAACTGAAAATGTAGATACTGATGTACAGTCAGAGATAAGAAAACTTAAGAATATTCTGAATCGTGTTCTTGCACAAGGGCCAGGATCTGGTGAAGTTAATCTTTCAAAACTTGATGATGTTGATGAAGATACTGCAAAGGTTGATGGTAAGTTCCTAAAATATGATGAGTCAAGTGGTAAATTTATCGGTGGATCTGCTGGTATAGGAACTCAGGATAGTCTGAATACATCAGGTATTATCACTGCTGCACAGTTCTCAGGATACAGTCATTTAATTGCACCTCACGCATCAACAATAACTATCACAGTTAAAGTTGCAACTAAGATAGATGGAGAACACAGATATTATGGTCAAGGTAGTAGTTTAGGATATAACTTAGATAATGTTCAATCACCATTTTTAACACTTACACCTGGCAGAACATACCGTTTTGATCAGAGTGATAGTTCAAATAGTAATCACCCACTTCGTTTTTATTATGATGCTGCGAAAGCTACTTCATATACGACTAACATAACAACGAACGGAACCGCTGGTAGCTCAGGTGCGTACACTGAAATTGCAGTCACTGATACAACACCAACAGTATTGCACTATCAATGCACAAACCATGGCTATATGGGAAATGCCGTTCAGGTAAATTCCAATGTTATTGATAGTCCTTCAGGTGGAACAGTAAGAGGTAGTTTTACAGCTACTGGTGCTATTTCTGGTACAACCATCACAGGATCAAGTAACGCTTCATTTTACAATCAAATTAAATTAAGAAGTGATGATAGCACTCCAGCGAGAATTGATTTATATTGCGAATCAAATAATGCACATTACTTAAGATTACAAGCACCACCTCACTCTCAGTTCTCAGGTAATCCAACTGTAATCTTACCAAACTCAGCTGGAACTTTACTACTCAATGATGGATCTGGTGCAAGTTTAACCAACTTAAATGCATCTAATATTTCATCAGGAACAATTGGTGCTGCAAGAGTTCCAACACTGAATCAAAATACAACAGGAACATCTGGTGGATTAACAGGAACACCAAATATCACAGTTGGTTCAGTTATTGCTTCCACTGGAACATTTAGTGGTAACGTTACAATTGGTGGAACTCTAACTTATGAAGATGTAACTAACATTGATTCTGTTGGTCTTGTTACTGCAAGATCTGGTTTAATCGTTGGAGCTGGTGTCACAATAAGCAAAGATGGTGACGGATTCTTTACAGGTGTCACAACCGCAACAACTTTTGTTGGTGCATTAACAGGTAACGTAACAGGTAATGTAACAGGTAATGTTTCTGGTTCATCGGGGTCAACTACAGGTAACGCTGCAACTGCAACTGCTCTGGCAAATGCACGAACAATTGCTGGTGTATCTTTTGATGGAACATCAAACATTTCGTTAAACAATAATGCAATCACTAATGGTGCTGGTTTTATCACTGCAAGTGATGATATTACAGGTAATGCTGCAACTGCAACTATACTAACAAATGCACGAACAATTGCTGGAACAAGTTTCAATGGTTCTGCAAATATTGATATTGATTTTGATAATCTCACAAACAAACCAACAATACCTACTAATAACAATCAACTTACAAACGGTGCTGCATTTGTTACATCTTCAATTATCAATTCCCTGAACGCATCAAACTTAAGTTCAGGAACAATACCCGACGCAAGATTTCCATCTGCATTACCAGCAATTGACGGATCTGCACTCACAGGTATTGCAAACACCGCAAATGTAAGAACAGGTATATTAGATGTTGCTGGAATATCAACGTTTAGAAACGATATCATTGTTGGAACTGGTGTTACCGTTAGTCCAGATGGAGATATATTTGCAACAGGTGTCACAACTGCAACAACTTTTGTCGGTGCATTAACAGGTGATGTCACAGGAACTGCATCTAACGCAACACTCGCAGTTAGTGCTCAGGGATTAACAGGATCACCCAACGTTACAGTTACAAACGTCAATGCTGTTGATGCAATCATCAGTGGTAACTTATCTGTTGCTGGTACAATCACTTCTCTAGATCAGAATGACATCCTTGCAACTGGTATTATTACTGCATCAGCTGGTGTGGATCTTGGAGATCCAGGCATCATCACACTTTCAAGTGACACTTTGACAACAACATCATCAAGTGCAGACACTGTTGCAAGTGTATCTGCATCAGTGAATCGTTCTGCAACTTTCCAAGTTCAAGTCACTAGAGGAAGTGAATATCATGTGACAACAATCAATGTTGTTCATGACGGAACGAATGCTTTCTTGAGTGAATTTGGAACAATTCGTACAGGTTCAATACTTGCTACCTTTGATGCTGATATTAGTGGTGGTAATTTAAGACTTCGTGTGACTCCGACAACTACAGCATCTACGGTCTTCAAATTATCTAAGACTGTAATAAAAGTATAAATATATCTGAAGATCCTATTCGATTTATGGCTAAGAAGTGTCCGCCAGGCAAATATTACTGCTTTGATGAAAAGAAGTGCAAGAAGATCCCTCGTGGGTATCGTATTGGTGCTAGAGGATATCTTGCGAGAGAAAGAGAGGACGATAACGAAACAAAGAAAAATGGTAACGGAAGTTCTAACGAAAATGGGAACGGCGGGAATGGCGCTGGAAATGGTAACGGTGGCTCTGGTGGTAATGGTGGTGGCAATGGCGGTGGCGGAATGGGTGAAGCGATAGTTTATGAGGGATCAAATCCTCGTATTCCAAGAAAGAAAGGACAACCAGCAAAATCCAAAAAACACTCTGACTTATATACTGATGAAGATCCTAAAGGAACTATTCATGGACTTGGTTTTAAGAACGTGGCTAAAGCTAAAGCATCTGTATCAAAAATCAGGAGTTCTTCTCGATCACATGCTCATAAGATTCAAGCGGCTGTTGCTATGGAACAAAGGGCGAGAGAGATGGGTAAAAGTTCTGAAGCAGCCGTCTATCGAAAGTACATCAACTCGATGAAGAAAAAGACAAAGAGAATGAATGAAGGAAATGGGGAGGATATAATTAAAAAGTATTATGAAAATCAAAAATCTCCAAGTGATGCAGCTGAAGAAAAGATTAAAAAACTCAGAGAAAAAAATCCAAGAAAGGAAAAAGATAATAAACCAGAAGTGAAAGAAGGATTATATAATCATTCAGACGTAGGACTTATCACAAATGCAGTGGTTGAGTTAGAGGATGGTTTAAAAACTATTAAAACTATTACTTATGATTCTGTAGATCAGTTGATGCAAGGTATTGCAAAACGTAATGATATATCACCGACTCTTCTCCATAATCAATTTAAAGCAAAACATTTTACCATTCCTGACAATTGGGCAATTAGATATAGAATGAACAAAAGGAAAGGTGTTGAAGAAGCAGTCGCTGCACCCAAGAAAGAAAAGAAAGCTCAGAAGGCGATGGATGCTGGTGCAAGAGCAAAAAGAATGTTACAGAGAAGAGAATATAGAGCAAAGGTTTCTGAGTTCATACCTAAAGAATTAGAGGATGCATTTAATTTTGGAATATCTGAAGCTAAGAAGATGACCAAGAAACAAATGAAGAAACGTGATGAGATTGCTGATGCGATAAGCACAAAAGATATGAAGAAAAGATATGGTGATAAGAATGTGAAGTATGCAATCGCAACTAAGTTGGCGATGAAAGAAGAAAGTCAGGAAGAAATGTTAGCAAGAGTAAGAGCGGCTCAAGATAAACTCCAAAGCAAAAAAGAAATAAAAAATAAATCTAAAAAAGAGATTACACCTCGTATTCATCCGCAAAGAGGAGAGATAATTGACGATGATTATAAATATAATGTAAGCGAAGAAGGCCTTCGTGCATGGTTTGGTAAATCCAGTGGAACTACCAAGTCAGGACGCAAAGTAAGAGGATGGGTTCAAGTTGGTGGTAAGTACGATGGGAAACCTTGTGCAAGACAACCTGGCCAAAAATCAACTCCTAAGTGCGTATCATCTTCCAAGAGAAGATCAATGAGTGATAAAGAAAGAGATAGTGCTGCAAGAAGAAAGAGAGCTGCTGATCCAAATCAACCGAATAAATCAGGTGCAGCAAAACCAACAAATGTTTCCACAGATCCCAAGAAGAAAATGAAAGAGAATTATTTTAATCGTAAAAAAGTGGTGGAATCACACTACGGATCTTCTGTCAATAAGATTCCAAAAGAATTGGATAAAGCAGTTGCATTACATAAAAGTCAGGCAAGTAGATTAAGAAAGTCAGATGTATTCAAGAAGGATGCAGGGAAGTCTGCAAATGCAATTCCAGCACAACTTGACAAGGCGGTTGCAATGCACACAAAACAGGCGAAGACACTAAGAGCTGCTGGAGTAAAAGAAGGTTATAAAGGAACTGCTGATCTTAGCAAATCACATCCAGAGGCAGTAAAAAAATTAGAAAAAAATATTGAAAAATTTGCAGGCAAGAAAGTGCCTGGCGGTAAAAAGGGTATGAAGAAAGAAGAATATGTGAATGAAGCCAAAGATAAGAAAGGTAAGGGTAGTGGTTCAAAGGATGCCTGTTATCATAAGGTCAAGTCAAGATACTCTGTGTGGCCAAGTGCATATGCATCTGGTGCTTTGGTGAAATGTCGTAAAGTCGGTGCTGCAAACTGGGGTAACAAGTCAAAGAACGAAGGATTCTCACCAATGCAAGTTTCAGCACTTGAAGCTGCTGGTATGATTGAAATCAAAGAAGGTCAGAAGTGTTGGAAGGGGTATGAGAAGAAAGGAACTAAGATGATGTTTGGTAAGAGATATAATAACTGTGTGAAGAAGAAGACTACAAGTGAAGGTCTTATGGATGATATCACTATCAATCCAGTTAAACATAAGTCTACAACTCAGAAGATAGAAGCTAGAACAAAATCTGATAATCCAAATGAAGCAGCAGTTGCAAAGAAAAAGTTAGAACTAGCAAAAGCAAATGAACCTAAGTTACCGAAAGTAGAATCTTTCGAGGCTAAAAAAAAACTTTCAACAGTTTCAGAAGATAAAGTTCGTTTAGTTAAGAACGGTCACACATATAAAGTTGTATTGACATGGAGAGGTAAGACCTACATGATTCAGATGTTTGTGCCATCTGTTTCGAGACCAACTCGTCAAACTGTAGAAAAAGAAATACAGAAAGTTTATCCCGACTCTAAGGTTTTATCGTTCTTACCAAAAGAACTTGAACCAGGCGAACCTACTGTAATGGTTGGTGAGGGTGCAAATGATTTTATTGAAAGGAGAAAAGAAAGAGAAATAAAACGACAAGAAACAAATAAAGCAATACAAAATACTAGAGATTCTGCAGCGGATAAAAAAGTAGCTGATGCTAAAAAAGATCCTAACTTGAAAAAACTTGATCAAACTCAGGGTGAGGAGTATGTAATTGAAGATGATATGAAAGGAATGAGTGTCAAATCAGGACACAAGAGATCGACTAAGAGTGGTGCTGGTATGACTGCAAAAGGTGTTGCTGCATATCGTCGTCGTAATCCTGGCTCTAAGTTAAAGACTGCTGTGACTGGTAAAGTCAAAAAAGGTTCTAAGGATGCGAAGAGAAGAAAGAGTTACTGTGCTAGAAGTGCAGGGCAGATGAAGAAGTTTCCAAAGGCTGCAAAAGATCCTAACAGCAGACTAAGACAAGCAAGAAGGAGGTGGAAGTGCTGATGAAAACATTCAAACAATTTATGTCAGAACAAGGATTTGTTAAAAAAATTGGACAAAAAGTAGGTGTGATGGATTTTGGTAATGCTCATAAAATAATAAGAGATACTGAATATGCAAATGCACCAGATAAAAAAACAGCAGAAAGAAATATTAGATTAAGAAGTAGAAGATTGGACAAAAGTAATCCCCTAGATATAGGTATGGGTGGAGGATCATTTTCCAATCCAAAAAAACCTGACGATGAAGATTAATTTTTAATTTAATTTATTATGTCTGATACTGTATATCTTGGTAATCCCAATCTAAAGAAAGCGAACGTCAAAGTTGAATTTACTCAGGAACAAATTGAGGAATTCATTAAGTGTAAGGACGATCCAGTTTATTTTGCAAAGAATTATATTCAAATAGTCTCTCTTGATGAGGGTTTGGTCAATTTTAACCTTTATCCATTTCAAGAAAAATTAGTACGAAATTTCCATGAAAACCGTTTTAACATCTGTAAGATGCCTCGGCAGACGGGTAAATCCACTACAGTTGTATCTTATCTCTTACATTACGCAGTTTTTAATGATAACGTTAATATTGCTATACTTGCGAACAAGGCCTCTACTGCCCGAGATCTTCTAGGAAGATTACAACTTGCATATGAGAACTTACCTAAATGGATGCAACAGGGTGTTCTTGTCTGGAACAAAGGATCACTGGAGTTAGAAAATGGATCAAAAATTCTCGCTGCATCTACGTCTGCATCTGCTGTCCGAGGCGGTTCCTATAATGTCATCTTTCTCGACGAGTTCGCTTTTATCCCGAATCACATTGCTGATCAATTCTTTGCCTCTGTTTATCCTACTATATCTTCTGGTCAAAGAACAAAAGTTATAATCGTATCTACACCACGAGGTATGAATCATTTTTACCGTATGTGGCATGATGCGGAAAGAGGAAAGAATGAATATATTCCAACAGAAGTTCATTGGTCAGAAGTGCCAGGCAGAGATCAAGTCTGGAAAGAACAAACAATTGCAAACACATCAGAACAACAGTTTCGTGTTGAGTTTGAGTGTGAGTTTCTAGGATCTGTTGATACTTTAATTAGTTCCTCAAAATTAAAAACATTAGTATATGATGAACCAATTAAGAAGAATGCTGGTTTAGATATTTACTTTGAACCAATTAAAAATCATGATTATGTGCTTACAGTTGATGTAGCTCGTGGTGTTGGTATTGATTACTCTGCATTTGTAATTACAGATATCACAACCTTCCCACATAAAATTATTGGAAAGTATCGGAACAATGAAATTAAACCGATGTTGTTTCCAAGTATTATTGTAGATATTGCAAAGGCATATAATAATGCATTTATTCTATGTGAGGTAAATGATATTGGAGATCAGGTTGCAAGTATTATTCAATATGATTTAGAGTATGATAATCTATTACTGTGTTCAATGAGAGGTCGTGCTGGTCAAATTGTTGGACAAGGATTTTCAGGCAAGAAAACACAGTTAGGTGTAAAGATGTCTAAGACTGTGAAAAAAGTTGGATGTTCTAATCTAAAAACTTTAATTGAAGATGAAAAGTTAATATTCAATGATTATGATATCATATCTGAACTTACAACTTTCATACAAAAAAGTAATTCATTTGAAGCGGAAGAGGGATGTAATGATGACCTTGCAATGTGTCTCGTAATATATGCATGGTTGGTAGCACAAGATTACTTTAAAGAATTGACTGATCAAGATGTTCGCAAAAGAATTTATGAAGATCAGAGAGATCAGATCGAACAGGATATGTCACCCTTTGGTTTTATTGTAGATGGAACAGAGGAAGAAAGTTTTGTAGATGCGGATGGTGATCGTTGGCATGTAGATGAATATGGTGATAAAGGTGGTGGTATGGATATGGATTACATGTGGAATTATAGATGAACATAGAGGATCAGTTTGAATTAGAACACTTACTATTTCAGCAAAGAAAATGCAAGATGTGTGGAGAGACAAAAGAATTAATTAATGATTTCTATAAAACAAGAAAAGATCGAGGAAATGTACCGTCAGCATATGCATATGAGTGTAAAAAGTGTTCGATTAAAAGAGTTATAAAAGGAAGAAAGAGAAAAGAAATAGTTGAGATTTATCCTGATTGGTAGTGTTTGCGTCATGTTTCCCCATTTAGAGGGGTAGCAATTCATAAATAAATTTAGTAAAACAACGTGGAACTTCGGAGAAAAACATGGCTGGCATAGGTTTAGTATCTCCAGGCGTTAAGGTCAGGGAAGTTGATCTTACGGTTGGTAGAATTGACTCCATAAGTGATCAGACAGGTGCAATAGTAGGCCCCTTTGAAAGAGGCCCTGTACTAGAACCTTTGCTTATTGAAAATGAGCAAGATCTGATTGATCTTTTTGGAAAACCATTTAATAATGATAGACAGTATGAATACTGGTATTCTGCATCAAACTATTTACAGTATGGTGGTGTATTAAGAGTCGTTAGAGCAGACGGTGCAAAGTTAAACAACGCAAACGTTGGTGCTGTAGGTGTTGCATCAACATCAAGTCTTAAAATAAAATCTTTTGATGATTATCAAAATAATTTTGAGGATAATGTTTCATATCGATTAGCTGCAAGAAACCCAGGCAGTTATGCAAACGGATTAAAAGTTGCATACATTGATGGTGCTGCAGATCAAACACTTACATATGATCCCAATCTTACTGGAGTAACAGGAGATGTTACTGGAAAGGTACAGGTTGGTTTTGCGGTAACTCAAGCAATTAGTGGTTCATTTGTAGGAGTTGGTACAACTGGAGAGTTAGATGGATATCTACAAGGTGTCATCACTGGTGTTGGAAATAGTACAATTGATGTTAAGGTTGTAAATCGTGTTTCTGCTGGTGGAACAATATTCCCTGTAAATTATACAGAGAATGGTAAATTCCAATTTGCAGTAGGATCAGCAACATCAACTACTGGTGCTGCATCTGGTAATAGATTACCTGGCACTGGTATTCAAATATCAAATAGTAGTTCAACAATTGCGAATCCAGCAGCTGGTATTCAAACATCACTAACAGTCACAACAATTGCAGACTGGTATGATAATCAGTTCATTCAATTAAAGAATGGTGCATTAGCATGGAAAGAGATTGCTGAAAAACCAGGCACAAGTGGATATGCTGCTGCAAGAAACAGTAAGAATGACGAACTTCACATTGTAGTTATTGACGACAGTGGAAAAATAACTGGACAACAAGGTGCAATTCTTGAGAAGTTTGCTTTCTTATCCAAGGCGGATGATGCAAAGAACTCATTTGGTAGTGCGATCTACTATAAAAACTTCGTTGCAGAGAACTCAGACAATATCTTTGTTGGAGTTTCAACAGGTAACGGATCAATTGCATCTGGTATTCAAACCGTATTTACTCCTACATCAGCAGTAACTAATCTTTGGAGTCAGGATGCACAAGATGTAACCTTCAACTTTGGTGGTAACATACTTTACGAACTACAAGGTGGTAAAGATTATTCTGGTGTAAGTACAGAAGGTGGATACTCTTGTTCTCTTGGTTCAATCATGGGTGGTTATGAAATCTTTGAGAACGAAGCAGAGTACTCAGTTAATTTCTTACTTCAAGGCCCTGGCATCGTAGGTAACGAACAGGAATCACAAGCAAAGGCAAACAAATTGATTGCGATTGCAGAACAGAGAAAAGATTGTTTAGCAGTTATCTCTCCAAATAGAGAGACAGTTGTAAATGTCACAAAGGCATCAACTCAGACTGATAACGTAATTCGATTCTATGATCCAATTACATCATCTTCATTTGCGGTATTTGACTCAGGTTACAAATATCAGTTTGATAGATTCAATAACAAATTCCAGTTTATGCCACTTAATGGTGATATTGCTGGATTAATGGCAAGAACATCTGAGGAACAATTCCCTTGGTTCTCACCCGCTGGCCCTCAAAGAGGAAACATACTTAACACAGTTAAGTTAGCATACAATCCAAATAAAGTACAAAGAGATGCTTTATATGTGAAGAGAATCAACCCAGTGATATTCTCACCTGGCGGTGGATTCTTATTATTTGGTGATAAGACAGGACTATCAATTGCGTCTGCATTTGACAGAATTAACGTACGTCGTTTGTTCTTAAATCTAGAGGCAAGAATTGAAATTGCTGCAAGGACACAACTCTTTGAGTTTAACGATGAGATTACGAGAGCAAACTTCCGTAATATTGTTGAACCATTCCTTCGTGGAGTTCAAGCAAAGAGAGGTTTATCTGACTTCCTTGTAATTTGTGATGAAACAAACAACACACCTGATGTCATTGATGCAAATGAGTTTAAGGCTGATATCTTTATCAAACCTGCTCGTTCAATTAACTTCATCGGTCTTACATTCGTTGCGACAAGAACAGGAGTTAGCTTCTCTGAAGTCGCTGGTCGAGTTTAATTAAATCCCCACTAAATAACCAAAGGAGTTAAAAAAGAAAATGGCAACATTTAATCAAAGAAACATAACTGAGTTTCGATCAAGATTGACTGGTGGTGGTGCAAGAGCTAATTTATTTGAAATTGAGATTGCTTTTCCAGAAGAGTTAGGGATTGACCTAAACTTAGTAACGGATAAAGTTCCATTCCTTGTAAAGGCTGCAGAAATACCAGCATCTAACTTGGGTAATATTCCAGTTCCATATAGAGGTCGTGTTCTCCCTGTTGCTGGAGATCGCACCTTTGATCCTTGGACAGTGACTGTTATTAACGATACTGATTTCTTAATCAGAGATGCAATGGAGAAATGGAGTAATTCTATTAACGATTTGCAGACAGCTCAAGGTACAATTAACCCAGAAGTTTATCAAAGATCTGCTGATGTAAAACAACTAAGTAGAGAAGGATCTAATCCTGGCAATCCAGAAAAATTACTAAGACAGTATAAGTTTGAAGGAATTTATCCTAATACAGTAAGTTCTATTCCTCTTGATTTCGGTGCAACTGATCAGATAGAAGAGTTCCAAGTTACGTTTAACTACCTATTCTATGAAGTAGTTTCTCCACTAGGTAACTTCTAGGTTGATTAAAAACACAATTTAGGATATAATATAAATACCACTATAGGTATAAAAGTTATACAATGGCACAACTTTTTGGTTTCTCAATTGACGATTCATACAAGAAACCGTCGGAAACAGTAGTCTCACCAGTCCCCAAAAATAATGAGGACGGTGCGGACTACTTTTTATCGTCTGGATTTTATGGTCAATATTTAGATGTAGAAGGCGTATTTAAAACAGAATACGATTTAATTCGTAGGTATCGAGAGATGGCTTTGCATCCCGAAGTTGATGCTGCGATAGAGGATATTTTAATTGAAGCAATAGTTGCAGATCAAAATGATTCACCAATCCAAATTGATCTTCAAAATTTAAATGTAGGGCCTCAAATTAAAGATATTATTCGTGGAGAGTTTCAATATATCAAAGAAATGTTGGACTTTGATAAAAAAGCACATGAAATATTTCGTAACTGGTATGTAGATGGAAGAATTTATTATCATAAAGTCATAGATTTAGATAGACCAGAGGAAGGAATTAAGGAACTTAGATATATTGATGCACTTAAAATAAAATATATTAGAGAACAGAAGAAAAAAGGTGGCGCAAACGCAATACAATATGCAAATAATAATAGACCAGGCTTAGATGGTGCAAATCCAAAAGATGCTGAATTTCCAGGCTTAACGGAATACTTTATATACACACCTAATTCATATCAAAAAAATCAATATGGATCTGTTGCTGTTACAGGTCAGCAGAAGGATGCAGTTAAGTTTGCCAAAGATGCAATCGCATACTGCACATCAGGTTTAGTAGATCGTAATAAACATACAGTTCTTTCATATCTACAAAAAGCAATTAAATCACTCAATCAACTTCGTATGATTGAAGACGCTCTTGTGATATACAGATTATCAAGGGCTCCAGAACGTAGAATATTCTACATTGATGTAGGTAACTTACCAAAGGCAAAAGCAGAACAATATCTTCGTGAAGTAATGTCGAGATACCGTAATAAATTAACTTACGATGCAGCGACTGGTGAAGTTCGTGACGACAAGAAATATATGTCAATGATGGAAGATTTCTGGTTGCCTCGTAGAGAGGGTGGTCGTGGAACTGAGATATCAACGTTGCCTGGCGGACAAAATTTAGGAGAACTTACAGACGTAGAGTATTTCCAAAAGAAACTTTTAAGATCTTTGAATGTTCCTGAGTCTCGCATGGCTGATAATGCGAGTTTCAGTCTAGGTCGTTCATCAGAAGTATTAAGAGATGAACTTAAGTTTAGTAAGTTTGTTGGAAGAATGAGAAAAAGATTTAGTAATCTTTTCCATGACATACTTAAAACTCAATTAATTCTTAAAAATGTTGTAACTCCAGAAGAGTGGGAACAAATGAGTGATCATATTCAATATGATTTCTTATATGATAATCACTTTGCTGAACTTAAAGATGCTGAATTAATGCAAGAAAGACTTGGATTAGTTGCAACTGCTGATCCATATATCGGTAAATATTATTCTGTCAATTATATTCGTCGTAAGATCTTACGTCAAACTGATGATGAAATCGTACAAGAAAATGCGATCATGGATGAAGAAAGAGCAGCTGGCATTATTCCACCTACTGAAGAAGAATTGATGATGATGCAACAAGAGCAAGACTCAAAAAGTCGTTCATCAAAACAAAATCTAGGTAAAACTCAAACAGAGGGTGGTAAAGAGAGTATTGATACAGCTAGTACTGACGATCCTGAGTCTCCTGGCACGCCAGATCTTAAAGGTGGCGAGATATAAATAAAACATAGGTATAGGATTTTTATCTAATGGATGAATTAATGAACTTGATAATTGCGGATGAATCTCCATCTGAAATTAGTGATTCAATAAAAACTGCTTTATTCGCAAAGGCTGGTGAGAGAGTTGATTCTCTCAAATCTCCTGTTGCCAATGCAATGATGGGTTATGATGTTGAAACTGAAGAAGATGCAGAATCAGAAACAGTTGGTGAACTTGATAATGACGAAGAATACGAAGAGGAAGAGTAATGGCACATCAACCTGTTGGCGCTGGATTTAGTTTTGCTACAAGTAATTCAAGTGCAGGCCAAGCATTTACGGTTCAATCGGATACTCTACGAGTTGTTGCAAAAGGTGCTGGACAACATGTAGCGATAGGTACGACTGGGCCTGCAACAACAGCTGACTACTACGTTCCAGCTGGAGGATCTGCAACTTTAAATATAGGAAGAGTTAGTTCGATTCCAATAGAAGGAATTGCAAAAGGAGCTAATACAGTTATCACACTCGCTGAAGGAATGGGAAATCCATTCAGAGTTAATGATGTAGTTGTAGTATCTGGTATTACTGGCGTAACTGGATTCAATACAACTGCAAGAGTTGTTTCAATTCAAGAGCAAAGAACCATTGGTTTTGCACAGTTTGGAGCAAAACTTACAATAGGTCATGACAGTCGTGCTCTTAATTCCGATAATGCAGTCACGACTACTGCAGCAGCAAGAAGAGAACTCACAGTTTCAGCAGTGACTGATCATACAACAGGTGGTCAATTATTTGCACAACAAGTTCAAACAACAGGAGCGGCATAATGAAACTCATTACAGAAGAAATAGAACAGGTTGAAGTTATTGTTGAAAGTCGCAACGGTAAGAAAAATCTGTACATTGAAGGAGTATTCCTTCAAAGTGAAATGAAAAATCGTAATGGTAGGATGTATCCAAAACAAACGTTAATGCGTGAAGTTAATAGATACAACGAAAACTTTGTTCAGAAAGGCAGAGCTCTTGGTGAGTTGGGTCATCCCGACGGCCCGACTGTTAATCTTGACAGAGTATCCCATAAAATTGTCTCGCTCAAAGAGAGTGGAAATAACTTTATAGGAAAAGCAAAGATTCTTAGTACTCCAATGGGTAAGATCGCATCTAATTTATTAGGTGAGGGTGTTAAACTTGGTGTTTCATCAAGAGGTGTAGGATCTTTAAACAAAACTAACGAAGGATACAGTGTGGTAGGAGAAGATTTTACTCTTGCTACTGCTGCAGATATCGTTGCAGACCCCTCAGCTCCAGATGCTTTCGTAGATGGCATTATGGAAGGTAAGGAGTGGGTATGGGATGGAGGCATGCTTCGTGAGAGGTTGGCCGAAAAAACATATAAACAGATCAACACACTAGTTGATCAAGGAAAATTAGACGAACAGAAACTGGGCGTCTTTCAAGATTTCTTAGCAAATCTTTAAATTATAAATAAAAACAGATTATACAAAGGTAAATCGGAGAGTTCAAATGTCCCGTGGGAAAAATTTACAAGAAATGGAGAACGCCGTAACCGCTGGTGCTAAACCCGCTGAGCCCATGCAAACCATGGCAGGCGTGAGTTATGAGGATCTCGGTGGCCCAACTCCAGAAAACAACAAACCAGATGACGATTCCAATAAATTAAGGGATCCAGCTGGTGAAGGTTCTTATGCAGCAAATCTTAAATCAGTAAAAGGCGTTATGTCAAAATCACAAAAAGAAGCAGTGGAAACTGAAGAAGAAGTGATCGCTGAAGATGAGATTGCAGAAGAGGAAGTCGTCGCCGAGGAAGAGACAGTAGAAGAAACTGTCGAACTCCCCGAAATCACTGATGAAGTTGACATCGATGATGATGTCAATGCACTTCTCGGTGGTCAGGAACTTTCCGAAGAGTTTAGAGAAAAAGCCAAGACAATTTTCGAGGCTGCTCTAAAGTCCAAAGTTACCGAACTTAGAGAAGCCATGGAATCTCACTACGAAGCAAAGCTCGTAGAAGAGGTCGAAGGCATGAAAGACGAACTCATCGAACGTGTCGATTCTTACTTAGAATACGTCGCTGATGAGTGGTTACAAGAAAACGCACTCCAAGTAGAGCGTGGTCTTAGAACCGAAATGACTGAATCATTCCTTGAAGGAATGCGAGGTCTTTTTGAAGAACATTATGTATCAATCCCTGAAGATAAATATGATGTCGTTGAGAATATGGTAGAAAAACTTGACGAAATGGAATCAAAACTCAACGAGCAGATCGAAAAGAATATCACTATCACTAAGAGTCTCTCAGAGGCAACAGCTGATGGAATCCTTTCCGATGTTTCTGAAGGTCTATCGACCACTCAGAAAGAGAAGCTCGCTTCACTTGCCGAAGGTGTTGAGTTTGAAAGTGAAAAAGCTTATGAGGAGAAGTTAGTAACTCTTAAAGAGTCTTACTTTAAATCTGCTCCCAAAAGAAGTGAGTCTGAAGTGTTAAACGAAGAAGCTGCAACTCCAGATGTTTCTGGTAGTATGGCGGCATACATGCAGGCACTATCACACGCCACTAAGAATTGAATCTCAACTTGTTAATTAATCAAACAATCAAACATAGGTAAAAACGCAAATGTTCAACAACGCAGAACAATTGCAAGAGAAGTGGAAGCCCCTCTTAGAACATGATGGAATTGATGCTATCAAGGACAATCATCGTAAAGCGGTTACTGCTGTCTTGCTCGAGAACCAAGAAAGATTTTTAAGCGAGGAAAAGTCATTCCTCTCTGAAGCCCCAACAGTTAGTACAAATACAGGTGCAAACGCAGGTTTCTCTGCTGGCGCAACTGCATCTGGCCCTGTTGCAGGTTTCGACCCAGTTCTAATCTCATTGATTAGACGTGCAATGCCAAACTTGGTCGCATATGACCTTGCTGGTGTTCAGCCAATGAATGCTCCAACAGGACTCATTTTCGCAATGAGATCCAGATTTGTTGATGGCACAAATGCCAACAGCATGCTTGGAACAGAAGCATTATTCAACGAACCAGATTCAGCATTCTCTGGACAAACTTCACAGAATGGAAACACATCTGGATTCGATTCAGTTACAACTGGTTTAGGTACAACTGCACAGTCAGGATCTAACCCAGGCGCACTTAACCCATCATCTAATGCAAAACAGGTTGCATATGATGTAGGTCAAGGTATGCGTACAGACGAGGCTGAGAACCTCGGAGAGTCTGGAAAGTCCTTCAACGAAATGGCCTTCTCAATCGAGAAGATAACCGTGACTGCGAAGTCTAGAGCTCTAAAAGCAGAGTACAGTTTAGAACTTGCTCAAGACCTTAAGGCAATCCACGGATTGAACGCTGAGGCTGAGTTAGCAAACATTCTATCAACTGAGATTCTTGCTGAAATCAACAGAGAAGTTATCAGAACAATCTACAAAACTGCTGAGACTGGTGCTCAGGTTAACGTAGCATCTGCTGGTACATTCAACTTAGATGTTGACTCAAATGGTAGATGGTCTGTTGAGAAGTTCAAAGGACTTCTATTCCAGATCGAAAGAGACGCAAACGCTATTGCACAAAGAACTCGTCGTGGAAAGGGTAACATCATCCTTTGCTCTGCTGACGTTGCTTCTGCATTAACAATGGCTGGTGTATTAGATTACACTCCTGCTCTTAACGCTAACTTAAACGTAGACGACACAGGAAATACATTTGCTGGTGTTATCAACGGTAAGTATAGAGTTTACATCGACCCATTCGCTGCTAACAGTGCTGCAACACAGTACTATGTTATCGGTTACAAAGGTACTTCTCCTTACGACGCTGGATTATTCTACTGTCCATACGTTCCTCTACAGATGGTTCGTGCGGTTGGTCAGGATACATTCCAACCTAAGATTGGATTCAAGACCAGATATGGTATGGTTGAGAACCCATTCTCACAAGGTACAACACAAGGACTTGGAACACTTACTGTTAACGCTAACCGTTACTACAGAAGAGTTTCAGTTACAAACCTTATGTAATATAAATAATCTCAGTTCGAGATGGATCAGAGACCCGAAAGGGTCTCTTTTTTTGTGTCTAAATAGTAATATGAATGATAAAGAAGCTGCAAAACTTATTATCAAGAGATCAAAGAAAAATCCGATTCTGTATTCACAAGCAGAGATTCTTTATGTTAGAAGAATCAAAAAATTGAAAAAGAAGTTAGATGACTGATTCCGTATCACCCTTTGATAAACAAATTGCCAATAGGAACTATATGTCTCCTCTTGGTTTTAAGTTGATTATAACTAAGACACCAAAGGTTGATTTTCTTTGCCAATCTGCGAACATACCTCAAATAAGCATGGGAACTGCTGTTCAACCCACTTATTTGAAGGATATTCCTGTGCCTGGCGATAAAGTTTTGTATGATGATTTAACCGTTCGTTTCTTAGTAGATGAGAAGATGGAAAACTATCTTGCAATCTACAAGTGGATCACTGGCCTTGGATATCCAGAATCTTTAGGACAATTTGATCAACTAAGAAAAGATGATATTAGAACTAATGCAAGTGCAAGTGATGAGGCAGATCCTCGTTATTTTGAATTTTCAGATGCTACACTACAAGTGTTAGGTAGTAACTATAAACCAAGCATACATGTTAATTTTAAAGACGCATTTCCGATTTCACTTTCAACATTAGATTTTGATGTATCCCAACGTGACTATAGTTTCTTTACTGCATCAGTAACTTTTAAATATACAATATATGATATTACTGATCCAAGCGGTAATCGACTAGATAATAAACCAAAAAAATAATTTTACATGATTAATCTTGAAAAGATTCAGTCCATGTGGGAACAGGACTGTAAGATTGATATTGACAATATGCATGAAGAGTCTGTTAAGATTCCTCAGTTGCATTCTAAATATCATGAGATAATGAACAACTTAATATTGTTAAGAACAAAAGCTCAGAAGATACAAAAGAGTGTTCGTCATGAAAGGTATGAATACTATTCAGGAAAGGCAGATCCTGAAGTATATGAGAGAGAACCATTCCCAAAGAAAGTTAGAGATAAAGATGCGTTAATAAGATACATGGATGCTGATGAACGAGTTTCAGATGCAAATTTAAAAGTTGAATATTACAATGTGATGATTAATTACATTGAAAGTATTTTGAAACAGATATCGAATCGTACATATCAAATTAAAAACTCAATTGAATGGCATAAATTCCAAGCTGGATTTGCATGACCCATCTTATTATTAAAAAGAAAAATGAAGTCTTTGTGACGATTGACTCAGAACAACATGTGTATCATGAACTCTCAGATCATTTTACATTTGAAGTTCCTGGCGCAAAGTTTATGCCACAATATCGTAATAAGTATTGGGATGGAAAGATAAGACTTTATGATATGAGAAAGAATGAAATATATACTGGACTTGTAGATAGAATAATATCATTTTGTAATCGTAAAGGATATACATATGAATTTGAAGGTAGTAAATTTTATGGACTACCACTTGAAGAGAATGAATTAATATCGCCACAGGGAGTTACAGATTACGTCAAAAGTATTTCAAAATACAAACCTAGACCATATCAAGTCATGGGTGTTCATGATGCTC